GGTTCAGTTAAGGTATGTTATGGTGGTGTTTGGTGAGATTATGTTTCTGCTTCTTGGAGGAACAGGTGTCGGGTACTCGGTTCAGACAAACCACATCGAAAAGCTCCCACCTATCAACAAGCCAAATCCAAAGAGAGCACGACGTTATTTGATCGGAGACTCTATTGAAGGATGGGCTGACGCAGTTAGTATCCTTATCAAGTCTTATTTTAAGGGGACTAGTCGCATAAGATTTGACTTTTCTGATATCCGACCAAAAGGAGCCAGACTAGTTACATCAGGGGGTAAAGCACCCGGCCCACAACCCTTGAGAGAATGTCTTGTTAAAGTTGAAGGAATATTGGATTCAAAAGATGAAGGCGATCAGCTTACATCCATCGAAGTCCATGATATTGTATGCCATATCGCAGACGCTGTCCTTGCTGGTGGTATCCGCCGCGCTGCTCTTATTTCTCTTTTTTCTGCTGACGATCAAGCTATGCTGTCTGCCAAGAGTGGTAATTGGTGGGAGACAAACCCTCAGAGAGGTCGTGCAAATAACTCTGTGGTTATTATGCGTCATAGAATTGACAAGCCCACTTTTTTGGATCTTTGGGATAGAGTTAAGCAGTCTGGCGCTGGTGAGCCGGGATTTTATTTCACTAATGATAAAGATTATGGGTGTAATCCTTGCTGTGAGATTGCTCTCCGTCCTTTCCAATTCTGCAACCTCACCGAGATTAACGTCTCAGATGTTGAAACACAAGCCGACTACGACAACAGAGCAAGAGCAGCCTCCATCATTGGAACCCTGCAAGCAAGCTACACAGACTTTCACTACCTCAGACCAGTTTGGCAACGTAACACAGAAAAAGATTATCTAATTGGCGTGTCCATGACAGGAATCGCATCCGGAAAGGTCTTAGAACTTGATATGAATCAAGCCGCTGTAAACGTAAGACTAGCCAACGCAGAGATAGCAGAAAAAATAGGTATAAAGCCTGCTGCTCGTTGTACAACAGTCAAACCAGCCGGTACAACTTCTCTGACATTGGGCACAAGCTCAGGTATTCATGCGTGGCATAACGACCATTATATACGCAGAATCCGCGTAGGAAAGAATGAGGCGATTTATGACTACTTGATGATAAATCACCCAGAAATGATTGAAGACGACTATTTTAGGCCACATGATACCGCAATCATTTCAGTTCCTCAGAAAGCACCAGAGGGTTCAATAACACGTCATGAATCTGCGCTTGATCTACTTGAGAGAGTAAAGCATGTTCACCTCAACTGGGTTAAAAAGGGTCATCGAAACGGTCAAAACACAAATAACGTTTCGGCAACAATAACAATTAAACCAGAGGAATGGGAAGAAGTTGGAGAGTGGATGTGGGAGAACAAAAACAATTACAATGGTCTTTCTGTTCTTCCATATGATGGTGGCAC